ATTTGACAAAACATTAATAACTAGAGCTAATTGCTCACTTAATACATATTTTTTACAAAATTTATCCATTAAATAATTTTGCACATAATTAATAACAAATTCTTTTATTCATGCAACTTTTCGCATCCACCATTCACTAAGACTACCGAACCAGATGCTAATACATCCTAGTTTTTTAATCTTTTTATTGTCGAATAAATACTGAATATTTTTCTCAATTAATTCTTTATTTACAGTTCCAAACAATTTATTAAAAACATCTATTACAATTTGTTTTTTATCAAATTTATATTTTTTCTTTTCAAACGAGTGTTCACATATCTGACAAACGAAATTTAAAAATTCCAAATCGTCTTTAAAGTTTTTAACATCAGGAAGCTTGGCTAACCTATCAAATATTTTGTTTACTATTTCAGCTCTTTTCAAATCCTTATAGAGTTGGTTTTTAGGTTGCACAAATGGCGCAATTTCAGACATAATTATATAATTTAATGTAGAAAAGTTTTATTTATATTTTTTTCATATTCTATTATAAAAATGCTAAAGGTTATTAATACTTAATGTAATGCCCAAATGCTATATTTGCTGGATATGTTTCTGTGCCTGTTATTACTCCCACTGTGGGGGCTGTTGCTTGATTAACTTGTGTAGCACTTGCTAAAAATGTGCCCTTGGTTAATCTATTTTGAAATTGTTCATCCGCGTTCATCCCAGCTGTATCCCCTCCGGGTGTTTGGTATTGAGAACCAGATAAGCACCCATCAGCGGTTGAACCATTAGGTTGTCCCGATGTTGCGTCATCATAATAATGACTATCGCTATATGTATGCTTGTGGTTTGCTATTGTGTCGTTTTGTCTTGTCGCTAATGTTCTTGTGTAACTAATAGAGTTGAGTGTTTGAGTTCCAGAGGAAGAAATAAACAACCCTTGTGTATTTGGAACTCGAAAATTTGGAAAACTTCCTCCATATGTATTAAAAATAACAGAAAATAAAGATGGATAAGTAAATTGAGAGTATAATGTCCCATCACATAATAAATAACCGGTTGGAGCGCTTGAACCAGCGTAAGTAATGATAGTTCCAGTTGGGTTGAAATAAGGTCGCTCATCTGTAAAACGTTGATTTAATGTTCCGTAATTTATCAAATCATTATTATCTCCAATTGAGTTTATAGCACATTGTGGTATTTTTGTAAATGTGCTTATAGCATTGTGTGTAGCTGTTTGGGTTGTTGAAGTTGATGAACCAATTATAATGGGGGCATTTAACGATGTCAATGATGAAATCGCAACTGTTGCTGTGCTTGAAGGTCCTGTATTTATTAATATTGAACCACTTCTATTTGTCAATCCTCCAATATTTATTACTCCGCTCGTCTGTGTATCTGCTATATTCATTTGACTTGTTAAACCACATCTCGCCGTAAAGTTTTGTGACCCATATATATTTATCTCTCCACCCTGTAAGTTTAATAATCCAGTGCAAGATGGATTACCCCAATTTAAACTTGAACTTGTTGCGTTGGGTGCTAAAAATATATCTCCAGTTGTGAGATTATCGCCTATTGTAAGAGGGTCTGCGAAACTTCTTGCGTCTATATTATTCCATACTTCTATACTATCTGTAAAAGTTTTGATACCTGCTATTGACTGGTTTGATGTTAAATCCACAAATGTTCCATCTGTATAGGTCTTATTCACTAAATGGTTTCCTGTTGCCGGAACACCAGAACAAAAAGGAATTTTATTAAATGTTGTAATCGCGTTATGTGTTGCCGTTTGAGTTGTTGATGATGTTGAACCAACAACAATCGGGGCGTTCCCTGTTGCTAATGTTCCTATATTAATTGCGCCTGTTCTATCCGTTCTACAACCTAAAAATAATTTGCCACTAGTTTGATTTTGTCCAATATTTAAATCATCTGTCTGTAATCCTGAAGCAACAGAAGGAGTATCTATTGAACTAGTATTTGATATGTAACTAGCGTTCAAACTTAAAAAATCTGATGAACCTGTAAATGTTTTATCGCCTGTTATGGTTTGCGCTCCCGCCAAGGTTACATAACCTGAACCAGCTGTTGTAATAGCTCCATTCAAAGTAGTTAAATTTACTAATTCATTAGCACTTGTAGCAGTAATGGCACAAGATGGAATTTTACTGAAATTTGTAATTGCATTCATATTACATGTTTGAGTAGTTGAAGCGGTTGAACCTATAGTAATAGGCGCATTAGCATTTGTTCCACTGCTTATAAATATAGGGGCTGTTGATGTGTTTCCAGTATTTATATAAATTGCTCCTGACCTATTGCCTGCCGTTCCAATTGCTAATTCCCCAGTGGATTGATTTGTGCTAATGTTTGTTTGAAATGATGCCCCTGAGGATTGATTATAATTCCCCGTTGATGCCAATGTAAAAGAACCGCCTCTTAAGGCTAATTGTCCCGAATTACTACCTGACCCCCAATTTAAAGCCACATTCATTGTGGGTCCGATAAATGTTGTCCCCATGTTTATATCTCCAGTTGTTAAATTTTGACCTATATTAATGTCTGTTGTTCCTGATGATGACCTAATACTATTTGTAATCAGATTTCCACTAACTATTGTATTCGCGTTACTAAAGGTTTTTTCTCCTGTTATATTCTGTGTTGTATTAATAGTTACATAACCAACGCCCGCGTGATTTGTTACCCATTCGGTAGTAGCTATATTATCTGAATAATCTAAAGGGTCTGCAATTGTTGGCGCTGTTCCTGATGTATTAACAACTAACGTATTTACATCTATTTCTTCAAATGTTCCAGAATTTGCATTTATATTATTGAGTCCATTCATTGACCTTGTATTATTTGAGTAATTATTCATTTTATTTTCCTTATTAATAAAGAAAAGAAAATAATTTAAAGTTTTTTTTAAACTTGAGTAAAATGTAATTGTAAAATCCAATCAGTCATAGAACCAGTAGTAGGGGCGAAATTAGTTACATTGTCATTTGCTTTTATATGAACATCGATGAAATTATCACGAGGACGACCATTTAAAAATATTGGTGGGTTTGTATTGTCTTCACTTAGTAAATATGAACTAGTGCTAACAAGATATGGTTTAGCGATACCCAAGAAATTAATGGTGTTTGCGCTAGTGTTTGAATTAGCTTGAAAAACGTTAGATGAACCTAAATTAACATTAATACATGCTATATCAGTAGTTGATAAATTCATAACTTTTGAAATATATGTAAAATGAACTTCATATTCTCCTTCGGGTAGGATTCCCCAATTCATACCAAAACGACATTCAGAAAGTGAAGCGCCAGAACTTATTTTATTAGTGCTATTTAAAACTACGCTATATGATTTTTTAGACATTTTTATTATAACTTAGGTTAGAAATAAAAATTCTAAAGTCTTTTCTATTTTGCAAAATTATAAAGTTTATTTGATGTTTTTGCTAATCTTTTAGCTCTTTCAATGCCAGTATCTATTACTTGTCCCGCCGATCCCTTGTATCCTGAGGGGTCAATTAATTGACTTGCTTGTTGTGCTACATCACCCGCCATACGGGCACCAGTTGAGAATTTACTTAGTTTCATGGCTCCACTTCCTAAATTTGTTAAACCTTTAGCGAACATATTATTACTTTTAGATGATAATTTGTTGAACATGATATATAAAAGGTAGTAGAATATTTAATAACATATTTTTTATTCTATGTTAGGTTCAGCGCTCATAGCGTCGACGGAGTCGCTGGCGCTCCCGCGAATGTCCCATAATATCTCATCCCAACAATCAAATAATCTATTAGACCCCGTATTTATGAACAAAAACTTATATGGTTTATCATAGACCAATTTTATAATAGCATTTCTTTTTTCTTCGTCAATAATTGGTAATACTTCATCAAACAATAATTTATTAGCATCATGAGAACTTTTAAATAAAAAAATGTTTGAAAATAAACGACGTAATTCTTTCGGCACCGAATGCCAAGTTTGAACTAAAAAAAATATAGTTGTTCTCATATGTCGTCTATTAAATACTAGTTCTTTAAACATATTGAGCGTATCTTTATTTTTCAAATATGCCGTCATATCATCGAATATAATTAAATTGTTGTGTTTTTTATCTTCTGCTTTTATGTATTCCATGACTGACCCCAACGTCTCAGAGTTCAATTCATATAATTTCTTTTCATCAGGTAGTTTATCAAAAGGTGAATTTTTAATTGATGCTCCACTTTCTGCGGGTTGAAATAAGAATATGTTGTGCCAGACCCTAGATAACGGTTTTTTAATAAGTGAAATCAACAGACTTGTCTTTCCAGAACGAGGCGCACCGATAAATAACGTTGTTGAGTGTTCATTAAGAAATTTAGTTAATTCATATTTGTTTAATTTTTCGTGAAGTCCACCATCACAAAGCATTTCAGGCGGTTCAAGTTTTGGTTTATTATTTTTGACTATTTGCATGTATTAATATAAACTATATATTATTTTTTTAGTATATTTTATTACACTTAAGTTTTAACAACAGTTTGTTTACTATTGGGGTCAACAATAATTAAAGCATCATAATTTACTATTAATGTTACGGTAGATTGATTTGCACCGATAGAAGTAGTAGTATTAATTCTGTAAGAAATGGGTGAGTCACTTGAAGATACACCACTTAAGATGGAATTACTTCCAATTTGCTTTTCTAAACTTGTCCCCACGTAGAATTTAGCTGGAGCACTGTATGAACTACCGGCGGCGGTTCCGTTAAAATTAAATTCTATACTATTAATTGAGCAGTTATTATTTTTATCATAGATGGAACCCATGGCACTTCTAAACTCTTGTAATATTTCAGTTTTATTTGTGAAGGTATTCAATGGTTTTGAAGGGTAGATAATTCCCCCACAAGAAAAACTGTAATCGCCTGAACCACTTGTTAAATCTACTGAATCGAATTGTTTGTTAGATGCAGCGTTATTATTACCATTAACAGCGATTAAACTTTTGATGGAACTGAATCTGAAATTATAAATTAATTCAGTGTAACCACTTTGTCCAGCATTTAAATTTTGAGATGAAGAAGCAAATGATTGAGTTTTAATAGTTAATCCGTTAGGGTTTGCCATTCTGATGGCTTGGTCAACTTCAGCACCGTATTCAATTACTTTATATCTTAAAGATAAATTTGAAAGAGTAAAAGCAGTAGGTGGAGTAACAGAAGTAAACATGTTGGCTATGGAATCAACAGTCAGGGTTATTCTAACAGCTCCCATCATCCCAAGAGGAATTAATTTTTCAGACCCGCTTAATATAGTCATTAAGGGAGCTGCAAAGGTTCCTCCCTCATCTAAAGTCATCAGTCTTCCGTCTAATGTTTCAAGGGTTGGTATAGTTGTTGATGTATTGTATCCATATCCAGCTTGTAATCCATATTTTTGCGCAATATCGTGGCTACCATTTATTAATGTATTCATCACAATGTTGTAATTTTGAATTACATCGATGGTTTGTGATGCAACGCTGACCTCGACCCTGTTGAATGGTGTGTATACAGGAACGCCAATCATCTGAGCACCGGCGGCGCATGTTGCTTTGTATGTATAAGTAAGGTATATGGATTGGGGATCAAGGAATCCACGATTAATTAGGTCGAAATAAATTTGAGAGCCACTTGTTGCGGTTTGTAAATTAGAAGGAGCACATGCAATATTTAAGCATTGGGTATTTTTTGGTAAAGATGATAGTTGTTCACCATAGTTTACGGTATCGGGTAAAGCAAATTCAGACATTATTATTATAATTTAAATTAGAAAAAAAAATATTTTTAAATTAAAATTTATTTCTATTATGTGTATATCAGTAAAATTATCTTAATAAACCAGTTATTGGGTCAATTTTGTTATTATAGAGTAGCAGGTCTAAACTATTGGATTCATCAGTAGGTTCAGGAGTGTCGATGAAATCGCCTACGCCTTCGGGGCGTTCTGGTTCAGTTGTTTCATCTATCGGCGCGTCGGTTGGCGCTACCGATTGCTCCGATGCAACATTATCGTCCCTGACGCTTGGGCGAATGTCAACAAAATCAAAAAACTTCTTTTTATCATACGGGTGTATTTGACGTTCTTTTGTCATAGTTATTAATAAACTTATACACCATGGAACACCATTGAAATTTACTGGGTTGTTGTTATCATCTAAAATTAATATATCGAATCCATCTAATTGAGTATTATTTAATCTAGTTTTTATGTTTGCTATGTTATCATAAAGTATTACGCCGAATGTCGCCGATTCAATAGGAATAGTAGCCAAAACATTTAATGTTGTCATACTTGTAGAATCTAAATTATATGTAATCAATTCATAAGAACAAATACGTAGGCGTAAAGTGCCTAATAAATTCAAAGGATAAGGAGCAGTAAAAGGCGCTGTATAATTAGTTCCGGTTTCTAAACCCAATACTGAATATATTGTGCTACCTACTGATAAAAACTGTAATGTGCCAGTGCTTGATACTTGTATAGTGCCGGTTATGCTACTGATGGTGATAGTAACTCCAGTTATACCAGCATTTGTAAATTGAGTATTAATTTCAGTTATCAGGTTTGTAGCATTATAATTTCCGCGTGTCAACGTAAGGGTATATGGTGTTCCATTATAATCTATGGCTAATACGTTGTTGTAAACGTTAACATTATAGAATGAAAATGGTATTTGAGCATTTGCAACCGATATTTCAACTTCTAATAAATTATCAACATCTTGAATTACGTTTTTAAAGTTAAAATAAACGTCAGATAAAAAAGAACCATTATTTTGTATTGCGTTGGCTCCGTTTAAATTTATTAACATAGTTTCAGTGTATGTATTTGTCATGACTTTCTTATTATAAAGAATCAGAATTTTTTATTTTCTATACTATTTTATATAATGCCCTCTAAAAAAAAGACTATAGAAATTTTAGAAACTTTTAAAAATTACGTTTTATCTAACGATTCTATACCCGATGATAGCGATGATGAACCAATTGAAGCAGTTAAAACAAATGCTAAACCCATTGCACCCCTTATGAATAAGGGTAGTATGGTTCCCCAGAAACAAGCGCCTCCCCTTATAAATAAGGGTAGCATGGAACCCAAGAAAAAAGAAGTCGACACCGTCGCTGGCGCTCGTGCGAATGTTAATATTGAAGTTATACCCGAAATTACAGCGAAGCATGCTGACTCTGTCAGACAAGCAGAACCAATTACTGCGAAGCATGCTGACTCCGTCAGACCCGAAACTGTAGCACAAAAGAAAAAAAGAATCCAATCAGAAGCCCAAAAACTAAACACCCAAAAAATGCGTGAAAAACTAGCAGAAGCACAACAACGAAAAAAAGAAGAAAAGGCAGAACGTGAAGCAATGGAACGCGCAATATTAGATGAAAAAATAGTAAAAAAAGCGATATCAATTAAAAAAAAACAAATTAAGAAAGAAAAGGTTTTAGATGAAATTTCTGACGATGAAACACCAATGGAAGAAATAGTAAAAAAGATTAGACCAACAAAAGCGCCCGAAGTAAAACCCCCAGTCCCAGTATATACACAGCCCGCGCCGCCAAAATTCACATTAAAATTTCATAAATAAAAAAATAATATATAGGTTTTATTAATACACATGTTTAAAAATTATAGTAAAATTCCACTTAGTGAACGTATAAATTATAATATTGAATGGAAGGATGACCAGCCAATTTATAAAACCGCAAATAAAGAAGATGTAGCATTAGACCAGATAAAATTAATGTATCCTAATTTGAGTAAAAAAGAACAATATTTAATGTATGTAAAACATAATCCTAATAATGCTGAAAAAAATGATTACTATGAATATTTAATTTATAAAATGAATAAACAAGAAAAACAAAATTTAGATGAGTTATTAAAACAATTAACTATAACTGTAAATTGCAATCCTGAAATAGATAAATAAAAACTTTAAATTATTTTTTCTACTTCAAGTTAATAAAGATTATGGTTATGACAAAAAAAGGTAAAAAGCCTAAAGCAAAAAAAGCAGGTAAAAAACCAGTAAAAAAAACAGTATTTTCAGGAACAAAAGGAAGCGCACGAATTGAAAAAATTGATAGACGATTAAGACCAACACCAGAACCTAAATTAGTTAAAATTGACCCTATGTTAAGAAACCCGTTAAAAATTGTTGATGCTCAACGAACACAAATATATCCATATTCACAAACTCCTACATATATGTTTAGTGGACAAGATACTGGAAATTTAACTAGACAATTTGATATATTGAAATCAAAAGAACAACAACTTGAAGGTAAAGTAACAGAATTAGAAAAAAAGAATTTATATGAACAAATCATTGGTAAAATGTCCATAATAGATAGTAATTTAAATGTATTAGATAAGAATTATGAAGACAAAGAATATAATAGATTAAATAAACAATTAAAAGAAATTAATAGATTGATACCAAAAGACGAACCTACATTATTTGATTTTTATGATAATCTTTATGACAAATTACGAAATATAAAAAATGAAAATAAAATGGACGTGTTTGTTAGTGATGAAGATTTAGCATTTTTAGAAGAACCTGCATTAGTTGAAGTTAAATCAACAAATACTTTATTAGATGATAAAATTCATAATAATAATTTAGTTGATGAAGCACAAATTTTAATCGAAGAAATTAAAAATGCAAATGTAAAAAATCCTATTGTTGTTCCTACTTTTGAAGAAGCAAAAAAACCACGAGGGAGACCACCTAAAACATTTGATAAGCCCGAAGCAAAAGGATTATTAGACATTTAGCATAGAAAAAAATTAATTTAAAAAAAATCTACTTTAAGTTATATAATATGGGTGTTTTTGGACAAATGATAGGCGGGGCATTAGGCGGTGCCGTTGGTAAAAAATATGGTGGTAAAACTGGCGGAAAAATTGGCTCTACTTTAGGTCGTGCCGCCGGTTCTTTAGTTCCTTTTAAAAAAGGCGGTATGATTAAGAAAACTGGAGCAATTCTTGCACATAAAGGTGAATTAGTTGTTCCTGCTTCAATGGTTAAAGATGTTTCTAAATCTTTAAAAAAGAGAATTAGAGCAAATCAAAAAAAATAAAAATCTAGTTTATATTAATAATGGTGTTCAAAATAGTTAAAAGCAATACAAAAAATAAACGATTTACTGCGATAATAAATAATAAAAAAATTAATTTTGGTTCGGCTGTTGGTTATACATATATAGACCATGGTGATGAAGTAAAAAGAAAAAATTACATCGCTAGACATAGAGTTAATGAAGATTGGGATAAAATAAATGCTGGTTCTCTTAGCCGTTATGTTTTATGGGGTGATAGTCCTGATATCAATGTTAATATAGCAAATTATAAAAAAAAATTTGGACTATAAAAAAATGTTTAGTTTTTTTTAAATATCAATATTTATAGATTGATATTTAAAAATAAAATCTAGTTATATTATATGGAGAATTTAAATCTAGTAGTTGAAATAAAACAAAATAAGGGAACTTATCACGAGTCACAAAAAGCATCAATTTATAATTATAGAAATAATAACAGACAAAAATATAATGAATACCAAAAACAATTATATGAAAAACAGATGGCTGACCCTGAATTCAGAAAGGCACATAATGAGAAAAAACGAATATACCAAGCACTAAGACGAGAACAGACTAGGGAAAACCTTGCAAGGCTTGAAGCCTTAAAAAATGTAGCAGTTTAAAATCCTTTATATACTAAATATTCATATTGAATAATTTAATATATAAAAAAAAACATTTAAAAAAAAAATATCTAGTATTATTATATGGAAGATATAAAATTAAAATTTGAAAAAAAAGGTCTAGGAAAAATTTATAAAACAATTAATAAACTTTATAAAAATGAAACAATCAATGAAAATGAACTAAATTTTTATTTAAATGAAATCCCAAAATTAAAAGTTGGAAGTAAAAAATTTAATAGTATTAAGTCAGATATTAAAACATTTAAAAAAGATGCAGATAATGAAAAAAAAGTTAAATCATTTTACAACAAATTAAATAAAAATTTATTTGCATTAGATAAAAAAGAAATTGAACGATTTAGAATTAATTTTTCTGACCTAAGAAAACTTAACATCAATAAAAAACAATTCGTATATAATTTTATTAAAGCAACTGAAAAATACAATAGAGAAAAAAAAATACTTTTAAAAATTGTAACATTAAATCATTCAACTGATGAAAATGGATATCCTATTTATAATAAAATCACTAATTATTATACATTAAATGACCAAACAAAAAGACGTTTATATGCTCTTATTTCTGATGTTATAACAGAAGATACACAATTAATTTCACATTCTGATGCTGAATATTTTGCGGATATTAATTTAATAGATTCAATGACTATTAGCATTTTAAAACCAAGTGCAAAAAATAAAAAAGTTAGTGGTGAATTTTTCAAATATTTAAATATGACTAAATTAGATTTATCAATGTATCAAATTTATAATAAACAACAATTTAATGAAAATAATCATCATAACTGTTGTCTTTATTTTGCTTTAAAAAAATTAGGTTTATCATTTGATAAATTATCAACTTTAAAAATATTGATTAAAAATCGTAATGTTCCATTAAGTGACATTGAAAAAATATGTGAAAAAGCACAAATATGTATTAAAGTTAAAAAATCGTGTAATGACCGTAATAAAACTTTTATTTATGGTAAACAATTCCATGAAGTTTATAATGTTGGATTAATTGAAGAACATTATTTTCAAATTAATGAAACTAATTATACAAAATATTATATTGAAAATGTTTTTAAATTAGATGATGACCAAAACAATGTAATAAATAATAAAATGGAAAAAAGAAATGATAGATTCATAGATAGTTATGATTTAATTAGTATGATGGTTAGTAATAAAGAATCATATTTAGAAAATATTAGTTTTGATAATTGTAATGTTGCATCTACTCAATTTTATGATAAAATAGATGAAACTGTATTAAGTCTTAAATATGATGTAGCAACATGCACAAAATTAGTAATGGATGAAGAAATAAGAGAAGAAGAAAAAATGAAAAAACTTGAAGAAATGGCTTCTAAAATATTAGGTAAAAAAAGTAAAAAAGACTTACATAATATTTACTTTGATTTTGAAACATATAAAAATAAACAAAATCTTCACATTCCATATTTAGTATGTGCATATTATGAGAAAGATAAAAAATCAAAATACTTTTTTGGTGAAGATTGCGGAAAGAAATTTTTAAACTCTATTAAATATGATTGTTTGTTAATTGCTCATAATGTTTCTTATGATTATAGATTTATTGTAGATTATTTATATGAAATAAAAGAAATTTCAAGAGGTAAAAAATTAATTGGTTGTAATGCTAAATATAACGGATTTAAAGTTAATATTAAAGATAGTTATCATTTGATTGGTCAACCGTTGAGAAATTTCAAAGACATTTTTAAATTAGATGTTAAAAAAGAAGTAATGCCTTATAGTTTATATAGTGAAGAAACTATTAATAAAAAATGGATTGATTTAGATGAATGTTTAAAACATGTTTTACAATCAGAAAAAGAATTATTTATTAAAAATATTAAAGAATGGGATTTATTAGTAGAAGGTAAAGTTGACATTTTAACTTATTCTTTGAGATATTGTTTATTAGATTGTGAAGTATTACAACAAGGATATAATATTTTTAAATTATGGATGGAACAACATTTTGAAATTAATTGCGATGAATGTTTAACTATTGCTTCACTTGCTCATAAATATTTAATTAATACTGGTTGTTATGATAATGTTTATCAATTAGGTGGAATACCTCAAATGTTTATTCAAGGTTGTGTAGTTGGTGGTAGAACTATGTGTTGTAATAATGAAAAACAAACATTTAATTTAGAAGGTGATGAAACTAAAAAAATGCAAGATTTTGATGCTGTTTCATTATATCCTAGTGCTATGAAAAGAATGAAGGGATTTTTAAAAGGTGTTCCTAAAGTATTAAATAATTTAAGTTATGATTTTTTAAAAGAACAAGATGGTTATTTTATAGAAATCAAAATTAAAAAAATAAATATAAAACAAAATTTTTCTTTGATGTCATATAAAACAGAAGAAGGAATTAGATTATTTACAAATGATATGATTGATAAAATTATTAAAGTTGATAAAATAACATTAGAAGATTTAATTGAATATCAAAAAATTGAATTTGAAGTTATTAGAGGTTATTATTTTAATGATGGACATAATGATAAAATAAATAAAGTTATTGAATACATTTTCAGTAAAAGATTAGAATTAAAAAAAGTTAAAAATCCCGCTGAGTTAACATATAAATTAATTATGAATAATGCTTATGGAAAATCAATTATGAAACCTATTGAAACTGAAGTTAAAATATTTACTGATGAAAAAGAATTTGATGTTTATATTGATAGAAATTATAATTGGATTAATAATTTTAATACTTTTGGTATTGATGATGATAAATATAAAGTAAATGTAATTAAAAAATTAGATGAACATTTTAATATATGTCAAGTTGGTGTAGAAATATTAAGTATGAGTAAAAGAATTATGAATGAAGTTTTATGTTTAGCAGAAGAAAAAGAAATTAAAATTTATTATCAAGATACTGATTCTATGCATATAGAAGAACAAGATATTGAACCTTTATCAGATGCATTTACTAAAAAATATAATAGAGAATTAATCGGAAAAAATATGGGTCAATTTCATTCAGATTTTAGTTTAGATGGTGC